CGCGACCGACACGCGAATGGCTCAATGCGAGTGGTTGGATTTCTTAAACCTTTTTAATTTCTATGACAGCAAAACGAAATGATTCTGGCGAACTTGAAGTTGTAAACATCGGAGGCAAAACGTTCTCTTATCGAACGATTCTGCTGCTGCTTGTGGCTTCTGCCACTCCTATGGCGGACCCAATTTTCAAAGCGTTCGGGATTACAAAACCCGAAACCCGACTTGAGCAGCGATTTGTCGACGCTGAGGTTAAAATCGAAAGCATTCATAAAGATATCGCCAAGCTAAACCAAGCAACTGTTGCTGTTCAGGACAAGCTCACGCAGGTTGATTTTCGGCTCACCGGATTTCAGGTCGACTTTGAAAAATACAAATCCGCTCATCCCTAATTTATGGCAACTCAACTCGACGGCCCAATTACAATCAACGGTTCGCTTAGCGTCAATGGGACGCTGACGGGCCAAATCGGACGGGATGGACTTCTCGTCGAACAGAATCTCGTTGTTCCGGTGCCACTGTCGGCGTTTCGTGTGTGGGATTCGATGGCTGCACTGCCTACGGCAGGAAGCTCGGATGACTTGGGGTTTGTGGCGGGAACATTCGGAACGGCTGTCCCTTATCTCGCAACAGCGATTGCCAGTGGTCCAGCTGATGGCTATGCTCGTGCGTTGATTCAGCTGCCCTACCAGTATGTCGCAGCCCAGGGCGTTTACGTCCGTGTCTATCACGGAATGATTACTGCTGTGGCGAGCACGAGCGCAACGGTTGATGTTGAGGCTTATAAGGTTGCGAAGACCTCTAGTCTTGTGTCGGGGTCGGACCTGTGCGCGACAGCCGCTGTGTCCAACACTACGATGACCTTTGCAACTAGCACGTTCACGCTGACCTCGACGGGGCTTGCCCCTTCCGATGTTCTGGATTTGCGCATCCGTGCGACAGCGAACGGTGGTTCCGGGTTTAATGTTATCTCCGGTGTTGAGTTGGTGCTTTCTGCTCGTGGATGATTCTGATTCCATTATTGAACTCCGCCAAACGGCGAAGGCGTTAACCCGGTTGCGGGCCCTTGAACAGGCCAACGGGATTAACTTCTACCGTCCACACGCGAAGCAACACGCGTTTCACAGCAATGGTGATAAAACGGGGAGATACTGCCGCACGGGAAACCGAGGCGGAAAGACGAAATGCGGGGCCGCTGAAGACGTGGCGTATTGCCTCGGTTACCGTCCGTGGTATCAGTATGAGTTTGACATTTGCAATGGTGCGGGCCAAGTGGTTGAACGCTTTTGTGGTAGTAAGTCCCACCCACTTGTAACCAAAGGCATCCCGCAACGCCCCGTTAAGCTGTTGCTCATCGTCACCGACTGGGACAAATCCAAAGAAATCTTTACGAACAATGAAGGCAGTTACGAAAACTGGGGTGAGTATTTCCAACTCATACCAAAAGACGCGATTGCTGGAGTTAATAAGAGCCGCGGCGGACACATCGACCGAATCGACATCAAGCGTCCTGCGGAACATGGTGGAGGTATTAGCTCAATCTACATCGACACCGTTGAAAGCTACAAACACGCCAAGATGAGCGCGGAGTCGAGCGACTGGGACGCTATACATCTCGACGAGCCTTGTCCGCGGTCCATGTTTGTGGCACACAAGCGCGGACTGGTGGACAGAAACGGTAAGTTTTGGATAAATTGTACGCCAATCTCCGAGATGTGGATTAACGATGAGTTCACACCGCCGGGGCGTATCGACGTCGAGAGCAAAGTTTCGGGGTATTCGTTCAATAAGCTCGCGGATGGCGGTGGAAGTCGATTCATTATCACTTGGTCCAGCTCGGACAACCCACACAACAGCGCCGAGGCGTTGGCTGAGTTCGAAGCGGGACTAACTCGTGAAGAAGTCGCTTGCCGACTTCACGGGTTGCCGCTGGCTATGGCCGGACTGGTGTATCGTGAGTTCGTTTGGGATATGCATGTGCTCGCGGACGTGCCAACAGGCTGGGAAGACTACCATCGGCCACCAAAAAACTACACAATCCGTTGGTGGTGGGACTTTCACACCAGACTTCCCCAGGCTGTACTGTTCTTCGCGACGGACCCACACGGAACCGTTTATGTGTTCGACGAACTTTTCACTGATAATCTTATTTCCCCTGTTTGTGAGTCAATCAACTCTAAGCTGGAGGGCTATTTCGTTTGTCAGTCGGAGATTGACCCGTTTGCGTTGATTCCAAATCCCGTGGATGGCACGTGTATCGTCGACGACCTTGCAGCCTACGGCTTGTATGTTAATCCCGCAACCAAAGACAAGCGTCGGGGCATCAACGCTGTGCGTCAGCGGCTTGCCGAGCGCGGACCGAACGGCCTGCCTACCATTTACTTTAGCCCAAACCTCCGCGAAACCCTTTTTGAGTTCACCCACTACGTGTATAACATCGACAAGCAAGAACCAATCGACAAAGACGACCATATGATGGAAAATCTTTATCGTGCGGTGCTGAGTGGCCTCGGCTATGTTGAACCACCAACCGCAGCAGACTATAGCCATCGTCGGTCGACGGTTATTGGTCGCGCTGAACACCAGATTTTATTCCGATGACCGAAGAAGTTAAAGCCCAACTAAAGAGCGAAGCTCCTAATCCGTTTCATGAGCGTATGCTCAGTCACGCGAAGTCGCTTGTCAAGATGAGCCGCTCGCGGATGACGGAGTATTACTCCCAGTGGGACCTCCATGACCGCGTGTATCGGGGCGAAGTAGTTCCGGATAATGACGACCGGCGTCAGGCGATGAAGGGCAAACCGGGGAAGATGATAGTACCAAATACTTATGCCCAATGCATGACGTGGGCGAGCTTCTTGTTCCTGATGTTTAATCAGAACCCGAAGTTTTATGAGCTGGTGCCCAATGGTGACGAGGACTCGGGGACGAAACAAGCGGACTCGGAGCTGCTTTTGCAGCGGGATTTGAAAAAGTCCGAGTGGAATCGCAGGCTGTTCCAGAACCTGTTGGACACTGCCCGGTTTGGCACGGGCGTTCTCGACGTCGGTTGGACCCAACAGAAAGTGAGCGCGTTAGTGAGCGAAGCGTCTCCTCCGTTGGTGATGCCGAACGGTGCGACGATTGAAATGCCCGAAGCCGCACCAATCTGGAAGGAGTTTCTGAAGTTCGAAGGCAACGAAATCAAGAACGTCAGTCCATATCGGTTTTTCCCGGATACAAGACATCCACTGGTGGATTTCCAAAAAGGCGAGTTCTGCGCGAGCGAAGAAGACTACAGCATGGCCCAGCTGTTAGCGATGGAACACGCCGGAGAGGTAGCTGGTGTCCAGCTCATACAGAAGATGTCCCGTGTGTCGAGCAAGGATGGCGTGGAACGGAGGAGCCAACACTCGGTTCAGGGGGCAACCGACAAGTTCGACGCACAGAATGAGTCGAGGGTGGCCGTCGTGACTAAGATGCAAATCTGGATTGTGCCGAGCAAGTTCATGCTGGACGGGGATAAGCCCCTTGGTCCTGAGGCGTTCCCGATTCTTTATCATTTGTGGTATGCAAACGACAATCGCGTCATTCGTTGTGAACCCACCCAAGCGTGGCACAATGAATTCTCGTGGTGCGTGACGCAATTCACTCCGGACATGCAGCACACCCTGACAATGGGGTTGGCGGAGTTGGTTTACTATATCCAGGACGTTATTTCGTGGCTCATTAACAGCCATATTACATCCGTTCGTCGGGTGATTGGCAACCGGATGTTGGTGAATCCAGCAGTGGTTGATACCAAAACCCTCGATGGTGAAGGCGACATTTACTTGCGGAAGGGTATGAACGTTCCGTTTGACCGTGCGCTGCAACAGCTGAATGTGCAAGACGTTACGAGTGGGCATTTCAACGACAGCGAGATGCTCTCGCGGGTGTTGGAAACGGTGACCGGTGTGAATGGAAACGCAATGGGCCAATACAATTCGGGGCGTAGGTCCGCTCAAGAAGCCCGTGTGGTGACTGCTGGTGCTGCTGGTCGAATGAAGATGCACGGCCACTTGTTGTGGGAGTCGGG